GCGGATTGATAGCGACCTACGGTATAGTTGTAGGTGTGGTGTTTAATTGAAGTGTGTTCGTAATTAGAACATACCCAAGAGCAAAGGCCCATATGTCTCGAGTCCTGTAAGAGCTTTATCAGCAAAGTCCCAAAATGTTTTGGAACGTTCCTGATGTGGCACAAGACTTGTTGACGGTTGTGATCGCGTGGCATTGGCGGCAACCGTTTCGACAACGGGGTTGGCTGGAGCAGCAGGAGTTGCCAACCGTACGATTGATGTTCCCTGGATAGGGGTCAATTCGTAGTTGACTGTTATCTCCATAGCTCCGATGGCAGTGGAAGCAGTTACACCAGTTCCAGACAAGACCAATGAGGTGTTGTGCTTGTCAACGGTGACATCAAAGTCTGTCCATGAATGTGACTGAGGACCAGTAGGTTTTGACACCCATGTGTAATCGGCACCAGCTAGTGGTGTGCGTATGATTTCCACAAATTGGTCGCTGGCCAGATCCATGCTGGTTGGAACTTCTTCGACAGTGATGGAACCAGTGGTTCCTTTACTTTCGTTGGTGTTGGCTGAACAGAAGAACCGGACCCCAAAAGATACAATTCTAAATTGTTCATATAGATTGACCATATTAGAATAGTCTGGAATCGTGACGTTTGTTCCCCAGGAGGTAACGATACTTCCTGCGGAAACGACTCCAACTCGGTAAGCTTGGTTGGGATTTCCAGGTATGAGGATTGCATAGTGACCATTCGCGTCAGACGTGATGGTGTGGAACATCTTGACTTGATATGGTATGGTAGGCTTACTGCTGGTATCGTACATTTTGGCTCCAATTGCGTGTTCGCAAAATGGGTCAGCACGTCCGCAGACAGCTTTACACAAGGCATCCTTATCTCGTCTTGGTGCACGAGGTACTCGGGGTTGTGAAACACGAGTAGGTTGTCCATAGGTTGCAGTCTGTGGACGACTCTTGCGCGTGTTCTTCTTCTTCTTGTTGTTTCTTCTTGATGGCATGATGTTACACTTGAATTTGTTGCAAAATGCGAATGTTACAATTTTCTTTCTTTTGTCTAGGTAGTACACAAAGTTATATTTGAAATGAAACCGGCATAACCAATGCCGGTGTGAGTACCTACAACCGCCAGTGAGTTCTACTCACTGACGGTTGGTTTCTTTCTACCGCGTTTTCTCTTAGGTTGGGGCTCCTTTCTTGTCTCCTCGGTCGTAGTGATCTCGTGAAAATCGTTGTCAACCACCACGTTGCGTTTCGGGTTAATGGCCCTGGTTGGTGTGCAAAGTGGTGGTGAGAGACAGTCCTGCAATGTCTTGACGTTGTCCAACCAGTGGTTGAACGTTTCGTGACAGAAGTCAGGACAGTTACTCACAATTTCAGCATGCATCCAGTTACCCGCGTTTTCATTTGGGTAATGGTTTGCTGCTGATATATCGGAATTCCAGATTTTCAACATCTTCTTCTTACGTTTCCGTCCAGGCGCCAGAGCAATAACCTTGGCGCAAAGGGGACCAATCACTGGTGTGTTGGCGTCGCTAAGGATAAATGCTTCCGCTTTCTCTACTAGTTTGTCTTCTGGAGACACACCATCGGGGAGACGTGCGGTTGCGTGGAATTTGGACATTTGGCGTGAAAAATCTATACATGATGATGGATCCTCATACCAAACGTTTGGCGAGTACTTTCGTGCTAGAAACTCTACTAGCTCTCCTCGTTTACGGATGTCACAAGTCAATTTCGCTCCACATGATTTGGAGGCATGTTCCAATGCTTCACCTGAGATCTCTGGTGTGATTCCATCATCGCCACCGTAGATTCCTAGTTTTGCATAGGCATCAAGTGGAGATGTGAAAAGACCGTTAGGAGCTTTCGTGGAACGGAAAGCTAGATAACTGGTGAATGCATTGTCAATTGTATTAAAGGTACTTGTGTCCGGTGAACCTGAAGATTGTGTCCACAGTGTTTTGAACTTTGTTCCAAGACGTCCTATACCCTTGTTGTGGTATTGGGAACGCATTAGTTCAGTTAGTTCATCCATGTAGAGACTCCCAAAGGCACGAGCCATTAGGATTTCTTCAAATTCACGGTAAACACTTGATTTACGTCCATCCCATCGTGAATAATCGGTGAGAGCTACATCACGCGAGCTGCTAGCTATGGCAGCAACACGTGTGGCGATCTCAGATGGGGTTTTCCCAAACGCGTACCAGTCCACTGTTTTACAGTGGGCCGACACAGCATAGATGAAGGTTGAATAATCACGTTTGTCACAACCATTGACCGTCGAAATGATTCGGGGTTCTTTGGTGGTGGTATACGCTTCAGCTTTCATGAATGTCTTGTTTATGCGTTGTTTGGGTGGTAATTCAAGCATGGAGGCGTTCAAAATGGCGACTTGGGTTGGTCGCGATTGTTTCTCATAAACCGCGTCATACTCTGTAGGAACCAACATACTCTGTTCGGGGAACAATAGTAATGCGAATTCATGCATTGCAGCGCGTTGAAAGTCGGTGACAGGAAGGGGTTTGGTATGAGCGATTTCAGTTACACGTCCTTTCACTGCTATTTCCTCACATGAGATGTTTCTAGTGGGACAGAAACATTCATTGATAAGTGGGGACATGAAGGGTGTCAACACTGGTTTGTCCTCGGGATCGTAGGACATCAGGTTGAACGTGTATGGTCGCACAGCAACTTCAACTGGAAAGACCATTTCCCCTCGGTGGGTAATTTCCGAGCGGAAATAGTCTAACAAGATGGCTGCTTTGGTTCTACGTAGTGTTAATGAGTCGTTTTCTTCTTCTTCAATAAAACTGAGTATCTGGGGCAGAGTTATCTTAACTTTGCTCCATTTTCCTATGGATGTTAATGCATCCATGGAGCTATGAGATATCTCAACCGATTGCGTTGAATCTACCCGACATATTGAATATGCCCTGCCAGATTTACTCTGAATATCGAAGACTGCGAAGTCATTCTTAACTGGTTGGAACCGTTCCAATAATTGATGTTCAAGGCGGTATAACGCCAAGGTCGCGGTGCTCGTCTCACGCCATTGTCTCACTGGGGTTAGTGAGACCAACACGTGGTCATTGCCTATTGGTCTTCTATCTACTAGGTAAACAGAGACAACCTCAGGAAACCAAGGGTTGAAGAGTGAGTAGCGGACGGCGGTTACTGTGTCAACATTCCAGTTCCAAAGCTTGTGGTGGTAATGACCACCACCAGAAACTTTGTAATTCACACTACCATCTCTCTTGAAGGAAAAAGAGTAATCACCGGAATTGCGTCCGGCATTGGATGGTTGTAATGTGTATAATATGACTGGTTGAAAATGTTCTGTTAAGAACATGTTCATGTCCATATAGTAATCAACATCAATGATTATAATACCATTTTTGGAAGTAGGTTTCTTATTGTTAGGGACTGCTGTTAAGTCCTTTGACCAATAAAAAGTTCTATTTCCGGGGTCTCCTCTTCTTTGGTCAGATCGTGACATCTGACTAAAGAAAGGAGTAAGCCCGAGACTGGTTACGAAATGGTGTGCCATTAGACTCGCTGATGATCGTTCAGCTGCTGATGAACCATGGGTATGGTCAGTCTTGGAGCGCATTGTCGTAATTTTCATCTCAGAAAACTTGGTACGTTGCGTCTGTGGTGTCAACACAGGTCGCAACGCTGATGCATCAAGAACACTAGATACGTAGTCTTGGATGTTCAACACAAACTGATGTATGTTGATACAAGCTCTACGTATTAGTAATGGTCCTAATGCACTTGCCAGTGTTATCATACTAAGCTTCATGAAGCTCATAGAGTGCCCACTGGGCGGGGGGACAGGTCTGGTGGCAATGCCAGACATAGGGTTGCAATGCACCAGGAAGCTTGCTAGGCTGGTGGTGAGTTGCGGTGATATCTTGGCCAAATCTGGTATAGTTAGATTTGACATCGGATTACAGCCATGGTCAAGGAATTTTGCAAGATAAGCAAAAGGCTCGAAGCTGTAGTTGGATGCAAATAAGTAGTGCATCA